ATGTCAACAGTTGGTGAAGTACCGTTAAAGGCTTTCAGAACTTCTGCACCGGCAAACAGAACCATGGTGTTAGCAGGAATTTCCAGAAGTTGGAAGATATCACCATTCGTGCAAGAATAGTCAGTAATCTTCTCAATGTCCAGAATGGCTTCTACCATACGGAGATTCATGCCGTCGCGGCTTGCTGGAAGTGCAGCAATAGAGTTTGAACTTACGCCAGCGGTTGCGCTGGAAGTCATGTCAAAAGTAGCCATTGATTACCTCCCTTAAGCAGCGTTGTACTTGGCAGTAACGATTGCTTCTGGGCGAAGAATCTTACGACCGTACAGGTGCATACCGCGAACAATGTCCGCAAAAGAATCTGGGTCACGGTATGACTCAGTCTTTGTGATTTGTGAAGCTGAAGCAATAGCTGATGAGTGGCCACCAACAATCACACCATAGTTAGAGTTCTGGTTTGCAGTACCTGTGGTATCTGGACCAGTACCTACGAATGGCAGGTTGTTTGAAACGTACACATCGAAGCCATGCAATTGGCCAATCGCCAAACCGTTCTGCAGACCAGCGCCGCCGAAGTCGCTGTTCAGAAGACGTGAGTCTTCGTCTTTCAGCAGTTCAACGAATACTGGGTCAACAACCAGCCAACGACCTGCTGAGTCAACAAACTGCTGGTCCAGCTTGCGGCCCATACGTGCAATAACCATTAAGGGTGAGGCTGTTGCAGTTGGAAGCGCAGTTGCACCAGGCAGACGTGCTGCCAGAGGAATTGAGTGGTCGCCCGCAGAAGCTGTGGTGATGTTACCAAAGCTATCCTTACGGAGCTTCATGCTTGTAAGAAGTTCGTCAGAACCTGCAGTTGAAACAGCTTTTGAACCGGAAACAGTTGTGTTTGCGGAATCAGCAGCTGAGCTGAGTGCAGACTGAGCAAAACCAGACAAGTAACCAAGAACCTCTTGGTCATGCTGGTCACGCAGGCGGTAGCCGGCGCGGTCAGATGCCAGAGACTCAAAGTTTACATGACTGTGAGCTTCTTCAATGTCATCTACTTTAAATGCAAAGTAGTTGGCCTTGTCTACAACAAGGCTGAAATCTTCGTCGTCGAGGTCTTGTGGAGTGATTTGTGCACCACGAGCGTATTCCTTAACGGTGATTTCTGGTTCTTTAATGATACGCACTGTATCGCCAAAGTTCGCAATCTCACCGAAATAGTCGGAATTAGTGATTGACTCAACAACAGAAGTTTTACGGAAAGCTTGCTGGACTTTTTGCGAGTAAATTACCGGGCTAAAGTTGCCATTCGGTAGATTACCGTATCCAGCGGCAGTTTTAAAAGCCATCGTATATCTCCTAGATGAGGGCTAAAAACACCGATTTTCTGAACACTTTAAAGGCCAGTCAGTCTAGGTATCTGCGCTGAGCAGGGCTAAACGTCTCATGGGTGGTTTAGAAGGGAAGAAAATCGTATACCCTGCTACACTCAGGGCTACAATCTGAAACAAAAAATATGCCGCATATGTTGTGTAGGACATTAGCGCGGGTTGCCGAAAGGGGCCGCAATTAGATTCTTATATATTTTTTACCACATTTTGGCAGGTTTGTAAAGTCTAATTTACCTTGCACCGCCAGAAATGTCATAAATGAAGTTGCCGGTACGAATAGCTTCTGCAATCGACTCTTCATTTCTTTCGTATTCTGCAGGACGCATTTTAGCTACGTCTGACTCTCGCCACTGGTTTGCTTGAGATTCTTTTGAATCTGCAACAGAGTTTTGTCCCCGAGTTTCCACAGCCTTAGCAGCATCCTTATCAGTCTTTTTAGGACTGCTTTTTTTAGCCGCAATATCACGGTCAACTTTATACAAATCAATCGCACGCCCAGCTGCACGAGCATCGTTTTCATTTTCATACAACGCTTTTTGAACCCACTCAGGCTGGTCGGCAACCCAAGTGTGGAAATCTTCGTCGTTACGAATGTCGTCAAAATCTGGATGCAATTGCATAAGTTCTGCTTCAGCACGCTTACGGTTAGCATCTGCTTCACGTTCTGCAATGAGTTCAAGGCGTTTTTCAATAGAGGAGTCAAGTTCTTGTGCTTTCTTAGTAGCAATAGTTTCTACGATTTTTGCAACATCTGGGTATTTTTCTGACCAGTCTGCAATCTCTTCGTCTGTCTTAGGAAGCTTAATAGCTTCTTTAGTAGCGGTGGATAGCTGTTCTTCCAGCTTACGGATTTGCTCTTTGAGAGTTTCTTCTTTCTGCTGAGCGTGGCGTCGTAGGTCGCCATACCGCTTCTTAAATGTTTTTTCTTCGGGGGCAAGACTCTCGGTTTCCTTTTGGTCTTGCTCTTCTTCAACCTGCTCTTGGAGCAAGTTAGCGCGTTCTTCTTCTAGGCGCTGCAGTTCTGCTTCTTCAGCGGAACGGTCTTTCTTGTATTTAATTGGGGTTGTTTTAATGTCTTGCTTGACAGCCATAGCTTCAGCCATAGTCTTCTCCTTGTTGGGGCCACCAGTAGCCAAATGGGGTGATGGGTAGCCAGTCTATGGTTTACATTAATTATTTTTTGTAAACCATCTTTCCTACCAAGTAGACGATAGGATGTATGATTTTACACCAGACATTGCCGACAAAACTGTCTTTAGCTCTGCCCTTAGTTAAAATATGTCTGAGGTGTTGGGTTCTCTTTTTTGCGAGAAACGCGCCTGTAGCGGTCAGAATACCGCTACGCTTCATACCATGGACGTATGGTTTGAAAAGCCAATGATACCCTACTTCGTGCAAAGGTGTCAAGTACTTTTTCTGATATATGTCCCATATCTTAATTGCTTTAGCCCAGTCGTCAAGCTGTGTCTGCCTATACATTTCCGTGCAAACAATTTTACCTTTGTCTGCTCCGTCTGGCCCACTTTGCCCCGGAGGAGCTGTACTTAAGTCTCCATACGTCTTGCCTTTAGACCGAGAGGAGCCTGAGATGGCAATACTTTTGCCCCCGCCGCTGGTGACGGCATTCCCGTATCTATCGGTGACAGCTTTAACATTCGGGTCGCCCTCTTGTTTCTGTGCGGCGGCATCAGCGGCGGCTTTATTGGCGGCAACATCAGCACTATAGCCGTCTCTTTCATATCCTGCAGCGGCTTCTGCTTGCTTTGTAGCGGCACGGTTAGCGGCTTCTCTAGCGGCTTCCTGTGCTGGACTTGGTCCGTCGTCATCGTCACCGACGTAGGAACGCCCAGTTTCGAAATCGCCCTCCTCAAATCGGTCCGCCGCCATGGTGCTTTTACCTAAAGCGCTGTCATCAAAAGATGGACCCTGTCGCAGTCCCGCATCTCGCATCTGTAGGTCTACTGAAGAGCGTTCAGGCATAGGACCGTAGCTCGTTTGTACAATGCCTTCGAGAGGAGGCGCCAATTCCCGTTGCATAGATGGAGAAACAACGCCAGTTCTAGCTGTTTCTTGTGCCATTTCTAATGCTCGCGTAGCTGGCACTCCTCTAGCTATCAAAGCGTTAGCTGTTTCTATTACACTTTCTTGTACCATTCCAGTTGAAGGTGCCGTATCGTCACCAACGTAGGAACGTTTAGTTTCAAAATCTCCCGGACTAATTCCAAAACTCGAAAGACTTCGAGGAGTTGCCATCATGCCCATTGGCGGACCAGTTAATTCATCTGGTAACCTTGCATCAGGTACTGCAGAAACTGTAGGCGCCGCAAGTCCAACTGGTCCTTCCTGCGTATAAGGTCCAGTAAATCCCGCCGTAGTTTCAAGAGGAGTGGCTGGTGTGCCTACTGTTCCTGCACCAAAAGCTTGTTCTGGAAAACTTGTACCTCTATCCATCGGCACACGATTACCTGCCGCATCTACGGTAAACACAGGAGCAGGTGTTTCTCTTTTAAATCCTGAATCAAGGGCAATTGCTTCTGCAAGAGATTGTCCGCTATATGTTCCGCCCTGCGCTTCAATCAAGGATTTAGCTGCCGCTTGATTTTCAGCTCTGCTTGGGCCAAAGTCATCCATGTACCCAAGACCCGCACCAATAC